GGACCTGGGCGACATCGCGCGCACCCTCTCGCATCTGGTCTCCGCCATCGTAGCGCGGGTACGCGACCATGCGACGCTGGACGCCCTGGTCGCGGAGAGCGAGATTCCCGTGCTCAATGCCTTGTCTGACCGGGAGCACCCGGTGGAGGCGCTGGCCGATGCACGAAGCGCCCGGGGGCGGATAACGCAGCGGCTGCGGGCTGGGATAGTGCGGCGGTACCGACGGGCGCTGATCGAGGTGGCAAAAAAAAATGGTAAGTCACCTTTTGCAGCGGCGTTGGCGATAATCGGGTTGGCGTTTGATGGGGAACCGGGGGCGCAGGTATTCAGCGCCGCGACAAAACGAGACCAGGCGGGGATTGTGTTCCGACACGCGACGATGATGGTCAAGCGGAGTCCTGAGTTGCGCAAGCGCCTGCGAGCGTTTCGCAAGTCAATCACTTATGGTTCGATGGACGGGTTTCTCCAGCCGATCACTAGTGATGCGGATACAGAGGACGGGAGCAACCTCCATTTCGGGATCCTGGACGAACTTCACCGTCACAAGAACCGCGACCTGGTAGATTTGTTTTTGAACTCGGGCGCGTCGCGGCGCCAGCCGCTGGTGGTGGCCATCACTACGGCGGGCGACGGGACTGAGACTGTATGGCGTGAGTGGCGCGAGTACGGGGAGAGCGTCGTTGAGGGTGTGGTACCTGGTGACGGGTATTTTGTTTTTATCGCGGCGGCGGACCCGGAGGACGACTGGACGGCCGAGGACACGTGGCGCAAAGCGAATCCGAACTATGGGATCACGGTCAAAGAAGCGAATATGCGGGAGTTGTGTGAGAGCGCGAAGGCCAGCCCTGGCCAGCGCGCGAACTTCCAGCGGCTTCGCTTGAACCGGCCAACGTCGCTGACAAAGCGCTGGATCGACATGGATCAATGGCGCGCGTGTGGTGAGATCGGGGACGTGGATTTGACGGGGCGCCGATGTTGGCTTGGTGTGGATTTGAGCAAAACCATCGACCTGACAGCGGTTGTTGCGCTGTTCCCGCCTGCGGGCGAAGATCCGAACTGGCGCGTGCGGTGTTGGCCATTTGCGCCGGCGGGGCGGATACCTGAGAGATCGCGGACGGATCGCGTGCCCTATGACGTTTGGGCGCGTGCTGGATATCTGACGGCGACGCCGGGCGACGTGGTGGACTATGCGTATGTGGACAAGCGGGTTAAAACTTGTATCGATGAATACAACGTCGAGGAGATTTGTTTTGATCCATGGAACTCGACTAAATGGTACACAGATCTTCAGGCTGACGGGATAGAAAACCTTGTGGAGGTGCGGCAGGGGCACAAGACGCTGTCGCCTGCGGTCAAAGAGTTGGAGCGTATCATCGCACAGGGGCAGTTGGCGCACGGCAACCATCCTGTGTTGTCGTGGTGTGCGAGTAACCTGGTTATGCGTGCCGATGCGAATGAGAACCTGGCGCCGGATAAGTTGCGCTCTATGGAACGTATCGACTGCATGGTCGCGCTGATTATGGCGATGACCCGGGCGGCGCACTCGCTGAAATCGCGCAGGTCTGTGTATGAGGACCGCGGGCTGTTGTCTGCGTAGGAGGACCGGATGGGATTGATAAAAAATCTATTGCGGCGCGCGCGCCTGGTGGGGCCTGTCGATACAGATGGCGTCAACGGGCTGTTGTCGATGTTGCCATCTGGCAGTGAGACGCATAGCGGTGAGCAGGTGACTGTTGACAGCGCGCTGCATGGGACCACGGTGCTGGCCTGTGTGCGGGTCATATCGGAGACGTTGGCGTCTCTGCCGGCGCACGTATATGAGCGGGCAGGCAATCAGCGGCGTCTGGCGGTCGAGTATCCAGCGTATCGGTTGATTCATCGCCAGCCCAATCCAGAGATAACGAGTTTTGAGTTTCGCGAGTGGATGCAGAACAACGTTCTGATCTACGGCAATGGCTACGCGGTGATTGAGCGGGACCGGTTTGGCGATCCGGTGGCCCTCTGGCCACAGATTGCGTCGCGCGTGTTGGCGTATCGCTCGCCTGGCACAAAGGAACTCTGGTATCGCGTGCACAATGCGGGGCAGTCGATAGAGGTGCCCGCCGTTAACATGCTACATATAAGGGGCTTCGCGGTTGGCGGTTTGGTGGGGCGGTCGCTGGTGGAGTTGGGGTCAAACGCGATCGGACTGGACGCTGTGCAGCAGCGCTATGCGGGGCGTGTTTTTGCGTCGGGTGGATCTCAGCGCACGGCGCTTGAGTATCCAGGGAAAGAGTTATCAGACAACGCCAAAACCAACATCCGGAAATCCTGGCGGGCGATCTATGGCAGCGCAGAACATGTTCATGATGCGGCAGTTCTGGAAGAAGGGATGACGGTCAAAGTTATCGGCGTGAATCCTGGCGAAGCGCAGTTGATCGAGGGCCGTACATATCAGGTGACGGAACTTGCGCGTCTGTTTCGCGTGCCGCTGCACATGGTTGCGGAGTTGAGCCGATCGACTTTCTCAAATATCGAACACCAAGGCTTGGAGTTTGTGAAATATACTGTTCTGCCCTGGATTGAGCGTTGGGAACAGCGGCTGGACATGTCATTGCTGAGTGGCGATGACTTGAATCACTACTGCAAGTTGTCTGTCGAGGGTCTGTTGCGCGGGGATTCCAAAGCGCGCGCGGAGTTTTATCGGGCGATGTTTGGGATTGGCGCGTTATCGGCCAATGACATCCGGGCTCTTGAGGACTTGGACACGATCGGGCCGCAGGGAGATCATTACTTGGTCCCGCTAAACATGGCTCCGGCGTCGGCGATTGAGCAGATATATGCGGCGCCGGAGGCGGAGCCTGAGCCGGGAGTTGCCGCCGCGGCGGATCGCGGTGACGTGAGCGCGCATTCACACGTGATCGAGCGTTTGCGCGAGCGTCACATGCCGCTTCTGGAGGCCGCAGCGGGGCGCATTGTGCGGGCAGAGGTCCAGCACGCGCGGGCAGAGGTGAAGCGTGGCACAGAGCCCGCCACAATGGCCGATGCGGTGCATGCAGAGAAGTTGCGTGATTTGATGTGGGCTCAGTTGGCTCCGGTGTTTCAGGTGGTTGCGGAAGTGATAAGCGAGGCTGTGGAGGCAGATGGGCAATACGCGCGCGATCTATTGGAGGCTGATGCGCTGTGGGATTTGGTAAAAATGTACTTGAGAGAATCGCGCTCCCAATATGAGGCGTCTAACGATGTGGGCGCGACGCTTGATGTGTGGGTAAGAGATCGGCCAGCGCAGGTCGCTGCGATGATTTGGGATTACGTGCTGCGTATGGTATCAGGAGGCCAAAAAGAATGAGCACAAGAATTTTTTATACACGCGAGGCGCCGGCGGCAATGGCCGACATGCGCATCCGGGGATATGCGGCCGTGTTTGATTCGCCGACAGAATTATGGTCGCGGCGCTGGGAAGTTATCCGGCGCAGTGCATTTGACGGCGCAATCAACACCTTTGACACGCGCGCCCTATTGAATCACGGGCGCGATAATATCTTGGCCCGTATGGGCAATGATACGTTGCGCCTTGGGACCGATGAGCGCGGGCTGTGGTATGAGGCGGATCTGAATCCTGACGATCCGCAACACGTGAGCGCCTACGCCAAAATCCAGCGGGGCGATGTGTATCAATCGAGTTTCTCGTTCAGCGTCCCGGCGGGTGGCGAGATAAAAGTCCGGGCGCCTGATTATCCTGACGGGGTTCCGTCAGATGCGGCGCTCTATGAGATTGTGACAGTGGATCGCCTGTATGACGTATCGCCGGTTACATATCCGGCATACGACGATACTACGGTTGCCGCGCGCGCTGGCCATTTTGGTGAGTGGGGGCGACGCGAAATCGAATCGAATCCGGCAGAGCCGGTCGAGAGTGCGGACGGTGAGGACGGGCGAGCGCCCCGCCTACTGATCGCGCGATACAACCAAACAGGGGCGCGTTTGCGTCAAGGAGGAGCGGCATGAGCATGGTACGCGCGAAGAAACTGCGCGAACAGGCGGGGCGCCTGTGGCACGAGGGCAAAGCCCTGCTGGATACGGTGGAAAAGGAAAGTCGCGAGATGTCCGGGGATGAACTCCAGCGCCACCAGGAGATCCTGGACAAGAGTGAGACTCTGGTCAATGAGGCCGAGGCGATCGAGCGTCAGGAGCGCGCGCGGGTGAGTGAGTCTTCGGCGGATCCTGAGCCGCGCGGCGAAGTGGACCCGGATGAGGTTCAGCGCGATGTGGCGCCGGAGGGGCGAGCGTCCCGCGATAGCGACACGTATTCGCAGGCGTTCCGGCGATTCCTGAGCCACGGCATGGAGCGGCTGGACACTCAACAGCGTTCGGCGCTCCAGGTTGACGTCGATGACGTCGGCGGGTTTGTGTCGGCCAGTTATCGCCTGGTCGATGGCGTGATCAAGGAACTGAAAGATAAATTGGTCATGTTGCAGTACGCCCGCGTCTATCCGTCGCGATACGGTGAGACGATCGGGCAGTTGGGCATGACGTCACATATCGGCGACCTGGGATGGGTCGGCGAGATCACGGATGCTGAAACCAAGGACTCTGTGAAGTGGCACAAGCGCGAGTTGAAACCTCGCCTGATTGAGCCGTTCATTGTGCCGATTTCGATCTACCTGTTGCGTAATGCACAGCTGAACGTCGAGGCCGAAGTGGCCGAGGTGGCCGCCGATGCGCAGGCGGTGACGATCGAAAAAGCGTCCATGGTCGGCGATGGCGTACACAAACCGCTTGGCGTTTTCACGGCGTCCTCGGAGGGCATCAGTACGGATCGCGATTCCGATACCGATATGGGCTCGACGGCGATCACGGGCGATGGACTGATCGAAGCGCAGGATATGCTCGATGAGTTTTACCAGCCGCGCGCCACGTGGCTATTCCACCGCAAGGCGATCACTCAGATTCGCAAATTGAAAAATGACGTGAGCGGCGACTATATCTGGCAGCCGGGGCTGCGCGCCGGCGAGCCCAACACGATCCTGGGGCGCCCGTATATCACGGCGACCTATGTGCCCAACACATTCACGTCCGGTAAATATGTTGGCCTGTATGGCGACCTTTCACAGTACGCCGTCGCGATGGCCGAAAACATGGAGATCCAGCGTCTGGACCAGCAGCCCTACGCGGGCAAGTCCCAGGTTGGATTTTTGTTCCGCAACGTCGCGGTGGACGGTATGCCGCGCCGCGAGGATGCCTTTGTCCGACTCAAACTCAGTTAATCGGACCTGATCGGGGGCTGGGTTATCTGGCCCCCCCCTGACTTGAATCGTAGGAGGTGAGACGATATGCAGTTCCTGAACTACAACAAAGTCCGATTGGCGAAGGCCGCGGCTAGCGCTGCGGCTTCAGATGTCGAAAGCGATGCCGTTGATATGGCGCACATGGAACAGGTGACGTTCCTTGCAACGATCGCGACGGCCAACGCCGGTAATTATATGACCGTTCAACAGAGCGCAACGTCGGGGTTCGAGTCGGCGGAGACTCTGGAGGACGCAAAAGCAATCGCTGCGGAGGATGGCGACGTGGTGGCCGTCAATGTGTTTCGCCCGCTCAAGCGCTACGTCCGCGCGGTGATTGATCGCGGCGGAACCAACACGGCGACGGGACAGATCTATGTGATCCAGTCCGGCGCTCGCACGGTGCCTGTAGACAACAACGAGGACGATGAGATTGTGTCCACGATCGTGGTAAGTCCGGCTGAGGCCGAATAATCAGGAGGGGGTCGGCTAAGCCGGCCCCTATACCCCACAGGAGGGGAATATGCACACACTGACAGAGAGCCAGATTCGGCAGGTGGCTGATGCCGAGACGTCTGCGGGGAGTGACGTGGAATCGTCCGCAGTCGATACTGCGAACTGGGAACAGGTTACGTTCTGGGCCACGATCGCGACGGCGGACGCTGACAATTACATGCGCATCGAACAGGATGATGTGGACACGTTTGCGACGGCGGAGATTCCTGAAGGCGCCACGGCGATCGCCGCAGAGGACGGCGACGTGGTGGCCGTCGGCGTCAATCGTCCACTCAAGCGCTACGTTCGCGCGGTGATTGATCGCGGCGGAACCAACACGGCGACGGGTGAGATCTACTGTGCGTTGACGGGATCGCGCAAGGTGCCTGTGGATAATAACGAGGATAACGAAATCGTGTCGGCGCAGGTGGCCAGTCCAGAGATCGAGATCGGCGGCTGACGCG